CTTCCTCCGCTACAGGAGACTGCGGCGCTTCCTCCGCGACGGGAGACTACGGCGCATCCTCCGCAACGGGTAAATGCGGCGCATCCTCCGCAACGGGTCTCTACGGGAGTGCAATCGCGGGAGACCCAGAAAGCATTGCGTTAGCTTGGGGATACAAAGCAAAAGCAAAAGGAGTTGTCGGGGCACACATTGTGATCGCTGACTGGGAAGAAAACGAAGAAGAATGGACTTTAAAGAGCGCAAAGATGGTGCGCGTGGACGGAGAGAAGATTAAAGCGGACACATGGTACACGATGGAAAACGGAGAAATCGTGGAAACGGAGGAAGAGTAAATGCACGACTCATCTTTGCGAATGGGAAGAAATTGTACCCAAAGATGCAGAAAATTAGCATTTAGAGGAGTAGCGTAATGGGAAAAGAAGAGGAAGCAATATATTTGATTCGCATGGCAGCAGACATGTCGAAACGATATTATGGGAAACCATTTGTATGTACATACAGCGGTGGAAAAGATTCGGACGTCGTCTTGGAGCTATGCAAGCGAGCTCACGTACCGTTCGTGGTACAGCACAGCATCACCACAGTTGATGCGCCACAGACAATGCAGCATGTCCGAAAGGTATTTGACCAGTGCAAAAAAAAGGGAATATCTTGCGAATACACGCAGCCGATGTACAAAGGACAGAAAGTCAATATGTGGTCGTTAATCCCCATCAAAGGTATGCCACCCACCAGAATGATGAGGTATTGTTGTGAGATTTTGAAAGAGCAAAATGCAGAAAACCGTGTCATAACGACTGGAGTAAGGTGGGCAGAAAGCAGGAAGCGTGCAACACGAAACGAAGTGGAAACTATTACAAAGAAGGCGAGTGATAGAATAAAAGCGGATAGAGTCATGTTGGCGAATGACAACGATGCAAGCAGAGATATAATCGACCACTGTCGTCAGAAAGGGAAGGTGGCTATAAATCCTATTATATCGTGGTCAGATGCCGATGTGTGGGATTTTATAAGGGGGAACGGAATAGAATATAACCATTTATATGATTGTGGTTATCATCGTGTAGGATGTGTTGGTTGTCCGATGGCAGGAAGGAGGCGTTGGAAAGAGTTCGCAGATTTCCCAGGGTTTAAAGAAAAGTATATCAAAGCCTTTTCGGAAATGCTTGATAAAATGAGAGCATCCGGGGGAAATCCAAAATGGAAGACTGGTGAAGAGGTATTCCGGTGGTGGATGGAAGATGACAATGTAGCAGGGCAGATGAGCTTTGAGGATTTCCCGGAGATGTTGCCGTAAACGTTAGAGTTTGTTACCGACGATGAGTCTGGACAGATGCGTTTTGCACAATAATTGGAGATCAGGAATGTATAAAAACGCAGAGGGCTACCGCGATGAAACAGCATGGCTTGCAATTATGGCAGTAATGAAAGAAGAAAGGAAGCATAAATCAATGAAAGAACTTTTAAATTCAAACAACAAAACTGGAGAAATTTGGAATATTGAAACCACAAAAGGGGAAAAACGGCTGGTACTGGCAGTGGCGGATTATGGACCCTTTGCAACTGTCCTTTACCTTGGGTACACAGAAGGCCAGTTCGATGATATCGTCATCAATTCTGGATCTGATATGAGCGAATTGTACGCGAATAGCCGGCGTCTGTGCTATGTTCAAACGGAAAACTTTGAGTCACGCGAAGGTTATGTTTCGCAGGAAGAATATCGGAATGCAATGAAAAAGATCGCCGATACGCTGGGAATTACCGATCTCGTTGAAACTTCGAACAGAAGTACTGGTACAGCAAAACCAGAAACGGACAAAGAACAGCAACTCCGGGAGCAGCTGGCGGCAGCAAATGCAAAGGCTGATGCGTATCAGAACATGTGCAATAAGCTATTTGAAAGAACTATGTGAATATTTTATTGGAGGATATAGGTATGGTGTTTAACGCAAAATAGATCACCGCGGGCAGTACAAAAGCCATGGAGATTATTTTCGGGTTTTGGAAATCGAATCAGATATGCCCAAAGAAGCCGTGATCGAAAAGTGCTTTTCGGAACTTCACAAAACAAAACTTCCGGAGAAGAAAGAATGGAGCAAAGAAATCGTGTTCGGAGCAAGACATTTCGGGGATGCAGACTACTACTTTAGAGGATATTACACCATCGAAGAAATTGCAGGTGGGTATAAGTTCATAGTTTGCAAACCGTACGATGGTTGAAATAATGATGATCAAAAGGAGGCTATCTTATGAACAAAGTAATTTTATGCGGACGATTAACCAAAGACCCTGATGTTAGATATTCTCAGGGTGATAAGCCTATCGCAATTTCTTCCTTTACGCTTGCGGTAGACAGGAAATTCAAGAAAGACGGAGAGCAAAACGCGGATTTCATAAATTGCCGGTCTTTTGGCAAAAATGCGGAGTTTTCCGAAAAGTATTTAAGAAAAGGCACGAAAATCATTGTGGAAGGCCACTGGCAGACTGGGAGCTTTACAGGGAAAGATGGCAAAAAAGTATATACAAATGAATGCATTGTTGACAGTCAGGAATTTGCGGAAAGCAAAACTCCATCACGTGCGAACGACAATGGTTCTGAGATTCCTCCATATGCAGAAGGAAGCTATTTCATGCAGATCCCGGATGGAATAGAAGAAGAATTGCCATTTAAGTGATGGAGGAGTAAACGGCATGAGAGCACTTGACATTTACGACAAAAAGTTCAAAGAGAACAAATGCGTTATATGTTCTCATCACGTTACACGTCCGGGAAAAACACAAGATTTACATTTTTGTGAGATCAGTGGGAAAATTCTTCTTTTCCCGCTCTACCTACCGGTCAATTGCATAAATTTCGAAGAAAGGACTGATTAAAATCACAATACAAGAAGCGATCAAGTGGCAAGAAGCATTTAGTGGTGTTTCAAAAGGACACTTAACAGGAGCAATTAACGCAACCGAAATGGCTATTATTGCATTAAAAATGCAAATACCGAAAAAGATTTTTCGTGCTGAGTCTTCTGGATTATGCAGAAGCCAGTTTATCTGTCCGTTCTGTGACGCGGATCAAATGACAATGGAATTCTTCACAGAAACAGGAGAAGACCCAAAAGAAAAATTCACATGGTGTCCCGACTGCGGGCATAAATTGGATTGGAGTGATATATAAATGTATGAATAGTTTATGTATGTTGCCAAATTAAAAAAAACGAAGACCGTGAGGTCACAAATCGCACAGTGGTATGGTTTGAACATGACGGATTGATGCATTCTATATGCCGGTAGGAGCAAAATGCTTTGTAACGGAGCGAGCGGGGAGTGGAATCATTTACATTGACGGTCTTGCACTTATCGAAATTTCGATAGAATCACTCAGACCATTGAGAAATGGAGAGCCGAAAGGAGGTGTTTCTAATGGTAAAAAAGAACATTGCACAGATCATGACAATTGAGCAAAAAAACAAGAAAAAGCTTCTCGAAGTAGAACCTAGATTAGATGATAAAAGCGGCATATATTTTCTGACAAGAACTGATGAAAACGGTTTTAAATATGCATACATCGGTCAGGCAAAGCATATTTTGACGAGACTTTCGCAACATATGGTTGGGTATCAACACATTGATTTATCCATAAAAAAACACGGATTTTATTCAAAGGATAATCCGTATGGATGGATGATTGGGCTGCTCCACTTCCGCATGTCAGAGCTGGATAAATGGGAACAACACTACATAAAAATGTACGCAGACAACGGCTATCAGCTTAGGAATAAGACGAGCGGTTCTCAGAGCGCAGGAAAGGCAAAAATTGACGAATACAGGCCTTCAAAGGGATATCGCGATGGAATAGAGCAGGGAAGAAAAAATCTTGCAAGAGAGCTTTCTTCCATCGCGGATAAGCATCTCGTTATTTCGCTTAAGCCAGAGAAGCTAGGGAACAAGGTATCGGAAAAGCAACTGCAAAAATTCAACGAACTGATTTACGGAAAATGATGTAAATTCCCATTTTGTTTTTAATTACAATAACGGAGGAAACGCAAATGGCAAAGAGGTACGATAATCCGAAGGAGCTGTCAAAGCTCCTTCTGGAAACACGAAGATTAAAGCAAAGTGCGAACAGAAGCCCATATACAGTTATTCTCACAATTTTGTGTTATAGTCTCTGGAAAGACTACAGGTACAGCCAGAGAAAATTGGCAGATTTTTGCCGGAAATTTGCCGAGTACGATGAACGATATTTCGATGAGCCATATCAAAAACTAGTAGACGAACTTTACAACTACGCAGACTGGAAAGTCGAGCATGTTAAATATACAAAAGATGATTATCCCCATTACAAATCGAAAGTTATGCAGGCATCAGTTGAAGAGCAGATGCGATGCGCAAACGAGATAAACGCGCTTTCCGCGCGCTATTTTACTTACGGTTTTCACATTCTTATCGAAGATGGATTCGGCGAAAAAAAGCTGACAAACTTTAAAGATAAGGCTCAAAAGAGAATACAGAGCATCACGGGAGACATGAGAACTGGAACAATAAACGATCTGTGGAAAGAACTTGCAACCGGAGCTGGAATTTATATCGAGAAACCGAAAATTGATTGATGGGAGGGTTGAAAATGGCGGAGCGCAGGATGTTTACGCAGAAAATTACAGAAAGCGACGCGTTTTTGGACATGCCACTTTCCACACAGGCGCTTTATTTCCACCTGTGCATGAATGCTGACGATGACGGTTTCGTGAAAAACCCGAAGCGAATTGCAAGAATGATGGGTGCAGGAGATGATGACATGAAGCTCCTTATCGCAAAGGCGTTTGTTATTGCATACGAAAGCGGAGTGATTGTCATAAAGCATTGGAGGATGCACAATCTGCTCAGAAAAGACCGGTACAATGAAACAGAATACACTAGCGAAAAATCAATGCTATATGTGAAGAAGAACGGGGCTTACACGCTTGACGAAGAGAAAGGAAACCCGCTCGATCCTGCTAAAAAAAATTCATGGCAACCAAATGGCAACCAAATGGCAACCAAATGGCAACCAAATGGCACCACAGGAAAGGAAAGGATAGGTAAGGATAGTAAAGGTAAGGATAGGTTAGGTAAGTATAATAAAGGGGAGAGTGTGAGAGGGGAAAAAGCTGAACGCTTTGTTCCCCCAGATGTAAACCAGGTCCAAGAATACTGCGACAATCGAAACAACGGAATTGACGCCCAAACATTTGTTGACTTTTACACATCCAAGGGATGGATGGTCGGCAAAAACAAAATGAAAGACTGGAAGGCAGCGGTAAGGACATGGGAGAGAAACGGCAAGAGGATTTGCAATACAGCTGTCGTAAATAGCCAGAAAGACCAGCTTGCGGAGCTGCTTGACGGAATCGAGGTGAACGAACCTTGACAGAGAACGAGGCAAAGAAGTTGCTTGCGGTTATGACAGTTACTTACCCGAATTACAAATTGGCGAATGTAGACTTTGCCGCGAAAGTGTGGAGTGACATGCTCGGTGAGTTTACATACGGTCAAGCCGGTTCGGCGTTGAAAGCTTATATCAGGTCAGATGTAAGCGGGTTTGCTCCAACGCCGGGACAGATAATTAACCAGATAGCAAAGATGACGATCCCGGAAGAATTGAACGAAATGGAAGCATGGGCACTTGTGAGCAAGGCTATCAGGAATAGCGGGTACAACTCGGTGGATGAGTTTTCAAGACTGCCATCCCTTGTTCAATCTGCTGTCGGAACACCAGAACAGCTCAGAGTGTGGGCATTGGATCAAAACTACAACGAGACGGTAGTAAGCTCAAACTTTATAAAGGCTTACAGAATGTTGCTTTCCAGGCAATCAGATCTGTCTAAATTGCCGGAAGAAATCAAGAGGGCAATCCAAAAAGCAAACGAAAGCTCGTATTCGTCCCAAATTCGCAAAAAAAATGCTGAGACGATAAAATTATCGAGCAAAGCAGAAAAATCGAAAATAGGGGCATCAGAAGAGCTTACAGGGCATACAGGAATGAATGCAGAGCAAAGAGAAAAATGGAAAAGATTTTGCGAAGGAGTGGGTTGAACAATGGGATATCGTGGTAGAAAAGCAAAAAAATACGATGTTTACGACGGAGAGAAGCTGATAATGAGCGGCGAAGCAAAGGACATAGCAATTTTTTTGGGCGTCACATCCAACACTGTAACGCGAAAGGAGTCTTGCGGCGAGCGGACAAAGCAGGGATACGAGATTTGCAAGAGTTTTCCTGATGACTGGCCAGAGTGCTGGGAAGCGGTGTGCAAGCCACTGCGCAGAGTGAATCAGGAGTGGAAGGGCAGCATGAAAAGCAATTTCTTGAGAGCAAGTCGGCGGTAAAAATCAAACTGTTATGCATAAAAGTTACACTGAATACGCACAAATTGATACATACGATTCTGCTAAAAAGGAGGAAGTTGATTGAAACTGGCATTGTCAAAGATGACGAGGCCGGAACTTGAAAAAATTTTAGAAAATGCCAATTTTACGCAAGATGAAGAAAACGTGTTCTGGTTGTTGGCAAGAGGAAAAACAATAACAGAGATATCGCAACTAGAAAACGTGTCTGAAAGAACTGTGAACAGAAAAATAAATGGTATAAGGCTTAAAGTAAGCAGATTGGAGTAAAATGGCAAAAATGACAAAAATGACGTTAAACGGGAAAGAAATTTCTCCAGAAGATGTGATCCTGCCCGAAAAAGTATTGGAGCTTATAGCGAATTGCTTAGATTGACACCGTTTGTAGCAGGATGTAGAATGTGCCGTGAACATGATAAACACGGCACATTCTTTTTAGAGAAAAGGAGGAACGGCAATGGAATGTGTCGCTTACTTAAGGGTTTCAACCGAAAAACAGGCGGAAGAAGGTTATGGATTGGATTTGCAAAGGATAAGCATAACCGATTACTGCCGGAAAAATGAGCTTATAATATCTGACTGGTACATTGACGATGGTTACACCGGATCAAACATGGACAGACCGCAACTACAAAGACTAATCCGTGATTGCTCCAAGAAAAGGATTAAATGCCTCGTTGCTTTTAAACTGGATAGGATATCCAGAAGCATGGTGGATGGGATATACATGATCGAAAGAGTATTCCAGCCAAACGGAGTCGATTTTCGCTGTGTGCATGATAGCGTGAGCTACGACAGCCCGATGGAGCAGGCATACACGCAGATGATGGCGGTTTTTGCGCAGCTGGACAAAAATACAATGATGATGCGTATGCGTGGTGGTAGGCTTGAAAGGGTCAAAAAAGGATACTGGTACGGAGGAGGAAATAGGCCTTATTGCTATGATTACAGCAAAGAAAAAGGAATATTGATCCCAATACCGGAAAGAGCAGAGCAAGCAAATAGAGCACTGGACTTGTTTTTGCAGGGATACTCTGACGAAAGAATCATGAAGATATGCGGATATTCGAGCGAACTTCTTGTAAGGCACATACTTACAGGAACCGTAAATATCGGGATGATACCTTACAAGGGAGAAATCTATAAAGGGCTCCATGAACCTATATTCGATAAGCGAAAGTTTGAACTCGCACAGGAATACAGAAAATCCAGAAGAAAAGCAAAAACGGCGTGCTTCTCCATAGAAACGAATTTGCTTACAGGATTGTGTTATTGCGGTGTATGCGGTTGCAAAATGAGATATCAGAAATGGACAAACGGGAATCACAAAATATACTGCTATTCGCGCGATAAAGGTCTTGATAAGCTACCCAATTACAACCCAGAGTGTGACAATACTTTAGAATGGGCAAAAGACATCGAAAAACAGGTAGAGGAAGAAATTTTGAAGATATCGCTTAACATTTCTTCCTACCAAAAAACACAAAAGGAAAGCGAACTGGAAATTACAAAAAAAGCCCTGGAAAAGAATAAGGCCAAACTGAAAAGACTGTATAATTTTTACGCGGAAGGCAATGACACAATTGTTGATTCTATACGAGAAACAGAAAATGAGATAAATAAGCAAAAAGAGGTCATTTTCGAACTACAGAAAAGCGAAGCGAATAAGCAGTCAAAAGAAATTGTTTATGACAAAATAAAAAGTCTTGCCGATGTGTGGCCACACATAGACAAGACAAGCAAAAATGTTATATTAAAGACAATAATATCGAAAATTGTTATTGTCAAGGGTAACGTGGAGATACAGTTAAAAGAATTTTAGCAGTAGCTAATAATCATTGGACTTGCATATAGCGAATGCTAATGCCGTGTTTATCGTGTTTTTTTAAAATGGGAAATTGGAATTTGTCGCTAAATTGACGTTTTGAAGTCGCTTTTAGCGGCTTTTTTTATGCCAGAATAAAATCAGAAGGAGGGATAACATATGTTTTCTGACGAAATTTTGGAAAAAATATTTATCAGGCAAGATGTTAGAAAAGTGCCCCTTACCTATCAGTCAATAATGGTGCATGCAGTAGAGGAAGTTTTGGAAAAGGAGGAGCTTGATGCAGATAAATCCTTACCAGCCGATGAGCGGATATAACACACCGATGTCGTATCAGCAATATGGCAATTACAATCCATATATCCAACAGCAAAGAGGGTATCAACAGCAGGAAATTCCTGTTCAACAGTACCAGCCAGTTCAACAGCAAATCGGCATAAACGGAAAGGTTATACAAACCGTAGAAAACATAACCGCAAACGACGTGCCAATGGATGGTTCTGTTGCTTTTTTCCCAAAAAACGATCTGTCAGAAATATACACTAAAAAGTGGAATTCTGACGGAACAATTTGCACAGTTTTATTTAAGCCTATTTTAAATAATAAGTCAACAGAAACTGTCGAAAATTCTGAAATAAATTCGACAGAAAAATTGACTAAAACAGTCATGGAAAGGTTTGACGAGCTGGAAAAAAGAATCGATGATTTTATGAATAAATCAACACAGAAGCAGCAAGTAAATCGCTCTAAAAAGGAGGAAATAGAATGAACCTGATGCAGATGACACAGGCGATGAAAAACCCTCAACAGTTTTTGCAAAATATGATGGGAAACAACCAAATTATGAAAAATCCTATGGCGAAAAATACACTTGAAATGGCTCAAAAAGGAGACTTCCGTGGTATAGAAAATATCGCTAAAAATTTATGTAAAGAAAAAGGAATAAACCCGGATGAAATGATGAATCAGATCAAAAAACAGATGGGAATGTAAAAGCATATTAGAGGATACGCGCGGCCTCTTTATGAATAAAATATCAGGAGGAAACAGTATGTTTAACTCAAATAACACGCCATTTACCATGCCGGTAATGCCGGCCACAGGAAACTACGCAGATGGCGCAGGCGCATGGGGCGGCGAATGGCTCTGGATTATTGTAGTGTTTGCCTTGCTTTTTGGCTGGGGCAATAATGGCTGGGGCGGCTTTGGTGGCAATGGAGGCGGATATGCTGCAACAGCAGCTACACAGGCAGATATCCAGCGCGGTTTTGATAACCAGGCGGTAATATCCAAACTCGACGGTATCACGAATGGTCTCTGTGATGGATTTTACGCCGCAAATAACGCAATGCTTACAGGATTTAATGGGATCAATACAAACATTTTGCAGACAGGATACGGGATCCAGCAGGCTATAAACGCTGATACAGTGGCGAATATGCAGAACACGAATACATTGCAGGCACAGCTTGCAAACTGCTGCTGCGAAACTCGCGAAGCTATCCAGGGTGTAAATTACAACATGGCGCAGAATACATGCGCGCTGCAGAATACCATGAACAGCAATACAAGAGACATTATTGACAGCCAGAACGCGGGGACTAGGGCTATTCTTGATTATTTGTGTCAGGAAAAGATTTCTTCCCTGCAGGCGGAAAACAATGATCTTCGTCGGGCTGCTTCTCAGGATCGTCAGAGCGCTCTGCTCACAACCCAGATGGCTGCTCAGACACAGCAGATTATTAACGCTGTGAACCCGGCTCCTATTCCGGCATATCAGGTCCCCAATCCGAATTTATATTGCGGATGCAATGCAGGCTGCGGATGTTGAAAACTGAATATTGCGTAACTTAACCAAATGGGTTATGTCTGCTAAAAAGCAGTATTACAACAAAAAGGGGCAGACTTAAAGGTTTGCCCTTGATTTTATTTATGGAGGTAAAAAATTTATGGCTGAATTTGTAACTGTTGCTACGCAGGAAGTGGCGCAGAATGGAAATGTGGTCTTTACGAATACGGCAGTTAAGCCCGGTAACTGCATCAAACATCGCGAAGGTTCCGGGATTATCACTTTAAGAGGACTTACTAATCAGTGTCGTGCAAGATACTTTGTAAACTTCTCTGCAAATATTGCAGTGCCGGCAGGTGGAACAGCAGGAGAAGTCTCTCTTGCTGTTGCTATTAGCGGAGAACCGGTTCTTTCTTCTCAGATGCGATCTACTCCAGCAGCAGTGTCGCAGTACAATAACGTGTCTGCGGGAGTATATATAGACGTACCGGCAGGATGCTGTGTGAATATCGCGGTCAAGAATACCAGTACGCAGGCAATTGATGTAGCGAATGCAAACATTGTAGTTACAAGGGAGGCATGATCTATGGACGTAAGTAGAATGCACTGCATGATCGAAAAGCTTTCCGAATGTGCGAAAGCAGAATTTGACAAAGGAATTGAAAACATTGACACATGCGAAATGGGGCAGGTTACAGACATGCTTAAAGATCTCGCAGAAGCAATGTACTACAGAACCCTGACAAATAGCATGGAAGAATTTGAACCGAGCGACTTGCTGGATGTGGTAGAAAGGTACGGAGATCGAAGATTTTACGATGACTACAGATATAAAAACGGTAGATTTGCGCCGAAAGGCCGCGGGACAAGAAGAGGATACGAAGAGCCGCCATATTACCACCAGATGCCATCTGATTACAGGGAATGGGAAAACCTTCCAGAAAAAGAAAGGATGCGAGACCTCGATCTGATGAGGGGGCGGATGTACTTTTCGGAGCCGATTTCTGACGCAAAAGGCGAGACAAGGGACAGGAACGAAGGAAGATCCGGGTTATATCGGAAAGCATACATGGAAAGCAAGGAGTTGCACAAAGGCAATACCCAGCAGGATAAAGAGGCAAAGATAAAAGAACTTGAAAAATATATGAAAGAGCTGTCCGAGGACATGGCAGAGCTCGTTGCGGACATGTCACCGGAAGAGCGCACAATGACGAAGACGAAGCTTACAACGCTTGTTTCTAAGATGTGATGAAAAGGGGCTGTTTAGCCCCTTTCCTGCTTATAATTAGAATAAAAAGTAAACAGCCCAGCTTTGGGTATGAGCTGGACTGTAAACAATAGGGGGATGCTGTTTGAAACAAATTAAGCATAACATGGGATAAAAAATAATGCAAATGAAAATAAAAGAGCGCTGCAAATCCGGGGAGAAATCAGCGCTCTTACGCTATCTGAAATGACAGCATAATTATATTATCATAATATAGAGAAAAAGTAAATAATAAATAAAATATTATTGGACATATTTTTATACAAAACACATATGCACGCATGAAATACAGGATCGCGAGCTATGACCCAGAAATGATAAGGAGAGCGAAAAAGTTCTCTTTATTTTTTAAAATAGGGGTTGACTTTATGAGTTCCATTTAATATAATGACTTTACGGAACTCAAAAAGTGAGGTGAAAAAATGAGTCCACGCACGGGAAGGCCAAAAGTAGAAAACCCGAAGAATACTGATGTTAAGGTTAGACTTGATGAATTAACAGCAAAAAAGCTTGAAAAATATTGCGAGATGCATCAGGTGACGAAAGCGGAAGCAATTCGCAGGGGAATACACATTCTTTTGGAGAAAAAATAAGAACAACCGCCACGCTTCTCAAAAGTAACGATTGTTCTTAACACCGCTCCCGTTAGAGCTGGTAAATCTAATTATACCAGTTTTCCGGGTGCAGGGCAATATCAAAACCGGAAGTCAACACAAAAAGAAACCAAAAACAACAACAATAAAAACCGCAAACTTAGTAGCGATAAGCAAGCGACAAAATGCTCGTAATAGCGATAACCGAGCGAAAACGACTTCCGGTTTTTGGTTGCCCAACAACGTACATTAAGAAAAGGAGAATCTTATTATGATGAACACAAGAATGGTTTGCATCCCGAAATGGCAGTATGAGAAGATGGTCGAGTCATACGACAAGGTAATGAAGGAAAATTGGAAACTGAAAGCGCAGATCATCCAGATGGAAAATGGTGCAGAGCGCGGATGTGAACCGGAGACGCACTAAAGATGATTAAGTCAGGATATAGGCATATGATTATGACCATGCTGAACAGTATGGAAAACGAAACATATGTTTATGATATTTACGAATATGCGTTTGCTAAATTCTGTACGGAAATGGCTGAAAGAGAAGTTCGGAAAGCAGAAGAAAAGTTAAAGAGCATTTGAAAATATTTGCGGGAGTCATGCCTGGCATAAACTCCGGGCACGCAAATAAGTGCCGCCTATATATCAAAAAACTTTAGGAGGTTGAAGAACTATGGACGCTTACGAAAGCAAACAACTTACTAAAGATAAAACTGCTTATGCAGACGGTATACAGAAGATTTGTGGCGTAGAATGCTACGAAAAAGACGGAACGGCATATTTGAAGCTGGAAACCGTGGCAAGAGGGCTTGGCTTTACCGATAATAAGGACGGAGTGGAGTATGTTAGGTGGGCGAGAGTTGACAAATACCTAGCGGAACTTAATTTCGCCACTTGTGGCGAAAGACCTGTTTTCGTTCCAGAGAACATATTTTACCGCCTTGCAATGAAAGCGAAGAACGAGACAGCCGAGCAGTTCCAGACATTGGTTGCTGACGAGATTATACCGGCAATCCGAAAACATGGAATTTACGCAACGGATAACGTGATCGACCAGATTTTGAACAATCCAGACTTCGGAATCAGTCTTCTCACAAAGTTGAAAGAAGAGCGCAGAGCGAGAATCGAAGCAGAACGCAGGAATGCCATTTTAACGCATGTGAACAAGACGTACACGATGACTGAGATTGCAAAAGAATTAAACATGAGATCAGCGATTCAGCTGAACCAATTGCTGGCAGATCGAAAAATTCAGTACAAGGTAAATGGGACGTGGGTATTCTATTCAGATTACAGTGGTCTGGGATACGAAGAAATAAAACAGGAAATCCTAGATAACGGGAGAGCTGTTTACCACAGGAAAATTACGCAGCTTGGCAGGGAATTTATTCTGAACATGTTCGGCGAAGTAGCATAAGAGAAAAAACAGGCGGCAGCTGGAACTAACGTTTTGGCGAAACGCCAGAACGAAAGAGGAACCGTTAGGCTTTATGTAACTGACGGTTCCTTGTTTTTTTAGGAGGAATGCGTATGAAATTTGAAATCAACGGAATTAACTGGACTGTAGTGTATGTCGATGCGGGGAATAGACTTCTGACGCGCTCAGACGGCTCTAGGAGCGTCGCTGTAACAGATGCCAATACAAAATGCGTATATGTATCGAATTTGCTTTATGGGGCATTTTTACGCAAAGTGCTATTGCACGAAGTGTGCCATGCAACGATGTTTTCTTATGGTATCCATATACCGATTGAGCAGGAAGAATTTCTTTGCGATTTTGTGGCAACGTATGGGGATAGTGTATTTGATGTTGTGGATAATATTCTTTTTGCCGTAAGAAAAGCGTCATAGAAAAATTTTTTGAAATTAAAATTCGCGTACTAATCAAATTTGAGCTTTTCGAAAAATCCGGTTTTAAAATTTTGCCGAAAAAACGCTCAAAAAAGATGTGTACCTGAAAATTCCCGCGAAAAAAATTATGCCCATCCCCCCCCTCCAGCCGCCCCATGCCGCCACGCCTGCGGCAGCGGTCACGGAATCAGGGCAGAGCGGAGCGGTAGCGCCTGCGGCTGGCTGGCAAACAAGCGGGTACACTCAGAAGCAACGCGAAAACGCGAAAAACAGAGCGCCGCGCCTGCGTCCGGTCTTTTTAACTCAATTTAACTCAATTTTAACTCAATTTTAACGCGTTAAAATTGGGCATAATATCCATGCGAAAAAATGGTACGCAAACAAAGCAGCTGCTCAAGGCTGTATTTAGCAAAATTATAAAACGGGATCGAAAAAAATGCAACGACAAAAGGCGAGCTGTAAGCATACTTTGCAAGCGTGATTTTTATTTTTGGGCGCACTATGTAAAAGGCAGCCGGCCGGACTAGATCCAGTGACATATGCCCGCCCATATCCCGGACACAATAAAGGCCTTTTTGTAGATATGCGCACAGTACGCCGCAACAGTGGTTTTTAATGTGGTTTACATAGTCCGCGCGCATTGATCCGGGATAGCTATATACCCCGTTTTTGCATTTTATGCCCTGTATTAAAAAAAATGGGTGGACTTGCCACCCAAAAAAAGAAAAAATCAGTTGTAAATTGCATTGTATGCGCTTATATATTCCGGGCGGCCTGCGCAAAATGAAAATTGATCTCTTTTTGCGTCGTCCGGACTTTTGCCAGAACGAAGCGACGTATAAAATACGTCGATAAGCTCAGTTTTGCAAGCATTAAAACGCTTTAACGCTTGCCAATCATCCAGGCCATAAACCCGGACACAAAGCGTATAAAAACAGCTGTCGACGTATACGCCGCGCATGCGCCGAAAAACAGAAGCGATTGCTTCAAATTCCGGTATATTTTCCGCGGTTATTTCTGCAAATTCTGTACCACAGGAAACCGCGCGCACGCGGTAACTTAAATTATATTTTTTCATAGTCTTTAAAATACTATTTTTCATCTTTTATTCCCTTTCTTTTCCCCGGTATCCGGGATTATAAAAAACCGCCGCCCGGTAACGATCCGGGCGCGCATCCTCTGCGGCGGCTGCTTTAATTTACCATCATAACGGACGTTATGATGGTATCCTTGTTTGTGGCAATGTAAAAAACAACCCCGCCGCGCACGCCGTTGTCTATATAAGCGGCGGCATCGTAACCGGGAAAATCGTGGTTTTCGGTTACGATAACGCAACTGTTTCCGCGCTCTTGATAATCCTCAAAAGCACAAATAACGTTGTCGGCGTCAAATTCGGATCCGACCAGCCCCAGCAAATTTTTTAAAACCTTTCTTTTTGTCATTTTACCAATTCCTTTCCTGTTTTTCGTACCGGATAATAACAACTTTTTCGCCTGTTTCTTTGATGCGGCTAAATCCGTTAAACATCGGACCTGCAAGCCCTAACAGAAGCGGTTGCCCCTGCAGTTCATCACGGGTTTTGCAGCTAAAATGATACCCGTATATAAGGGACTCAAACTCTGCAGCTGTTTTGATCTCGTTTGGGAGATCGTACACATATTTTTGACCAAACTCATCTTTTCCTGTAATCATATTTTCCCTTTCTGGTCTGCCTCATCAGCACCGGGAGACCGTCCCGCGGTGGACGCCCTGACGGGCGTTTCGGCTGTTATGCTGTCAGCTTTTCGACTGCTTTCCTCTTTCTTTCGTTTTCTCTCCGGCTTATGCTGGAATCATCAAAAAGTACTTCGAATCCGTCGGAAACGATCGCCGCAGCCATTTTGTACGGGTCGATTTTGGGAAAGCTGCAAACGTATTCGACGACATTCATTCTGACGGATCCAACATCTTTCCCGAGCCTTTCAAGATCGCTTTTGTAAAAATTGAACATTCTTTTTTCTTTCTGCGCTGCTGTTTCATTTCTCATAGTATTTACATTCCTTTCACTGTTTGCCCTGTCTCATCGGTGCAGGTGGGGCAGTTCCTACAGACCGCCGGGCGGCGGTTTCGACTTATTCGCAAATTCTGCAGAAAATGGAAATTGCAAGTTCTGCGGCGGCTCTCTTCCTGTCGCTCCAATATCCGCGGCGCTTGTTTTTTAAAGCTTTTTCGGCGGCTTTTAGGTTTCCGACGCCAACTCTTGCCGCTTTATTTAGTTTTTCCCATTCATCCGGGGAAACCTTCACGGCTTTAAGCGTTTCCGGGTTGATGCTATAATCGTCTTTATTTTCCGGGTGCAGATCCTCGCATAACGGAATATATTCATGGGTTCCCATGTTTTCCCCGATGTTCCAAATAAAGAAGCCTGCCGGGATCTTTTCAACGATTTCGAAAACGTGAATATTGTTTTCACAAAGTTCGGAATCAACTACTATTTTGTTACCTTCCATTTTTAATTTTGCCATTTTGTTTTCTCCCTTCATTTGATGGTTTTATTATAACAAATATAATGCACTTATACAAGATGCAACAATTCACAAATAATGCACTTATAAAATGGAATACTTTGTTCAAAATATATAATGCACTTATGACATTGACATTATAATGCACTTATGATAAGATTATTTATAAATATAATATAAATGGAGGCGAAAACATGGAGGAATTAAAAACGACAGAGGCACAGAGAAAAGCTGTTAGGACATATGAGAAAAAGAACGATCGTATTAACGTAATATTTCCGGCCGGGACGCGGGACAAAATGGAGCAGCTCGGGATTAGTAAACCAGGTACATTTATAAAGGAGGTTGTAGCTGCGGAGCTGGAGAGAATGGAAAAATACAAAAAATAAGTGCATTATACAATTGACATTATAATGCACTTATGATATATTAGTAGTGTAATAAAAACCGGCCTGAAAAAGGCAAATAAAAAATACGGAGGAAAAAACAATGAAAAAAGAAAAATTATACAGTGGATCGGAAGTATTCTTGATCTTCAAGAACTACGGCGTTCTGGGAGCAGAAAAAAGGAACGTGTACACATACGCAGGCAGTCACCAGCAGGGCGTTTGCTCCGATGAAATGGAGGTAAGACTACCCGAGAACAACTGCTTCCAGCTGTACAAGACGATTTCCGGAGGCTTAGCTGTAGAATCCGCCTGGGGTTGGAACTATAGCATTAACGACGTTTTAGAGGGGGATAAGCGGCCTTGTTTTTACGCTCTTGACAAGGACGGAAACGGACATAGGGTCTATTTGGACGTGATGTAGTCCAGAATTGGAACCGTCGACCGCGAATATGGAATAGCTGGGGAGTAAAACCCCGGCTATTTTTTATTTATCATTAGACAAAATATTTTAACCGTGTTATAGATATACATAACCGGTCTATAAGGATCCGGTATATAATACAAAAGATATTAAATGCATCCAGATAAAACAGCTAAATTTTAATCCTGTAAAGTCTGGATGTATTTTTTATATGGTTTATATAGATTGGAGGTGTGCAGATCCATGACAGACAAAATTATATATGCAGATATACAAACTATAAACTCTGTAGAGGATATAGAGCCAATAGTAAAAGATATTATTGTACAATACTGCAGTAAATACGGCTTTGATGAGTACAGTATACCACATACAGTATGGATGGATGTATTAACAGAGATATATCTAGATCTATTTAAACCATGTAAAAAATTACTTAAAAAAGAAAGCTTAATCCATAATGAGTACGATTTAAACAAAGTGGAGTATGTATATAATTATATATATAAGAGGATATGTAATAACCACAGTAAAATAGTATCAATAAGTGGATTCTGCGAGATGACCGGGATAGATCCATATACCGTGAGACTGTGGGAGAGTAATAGACTAAGTACACAGCGCTCTCTTTTGGGACAAAAAATAGATCAAGACGAGGAAAACAGCCTGCTAGGCGCAATGATGGACAACAAAGGGAGCCCGGTTCCGTATCTCGCGCGGCTTAACAAAAAATTTGAGTACAATATGCCCGGTGTAAGGGCAGCGGCGCAGGAAAAACAGCTGCTATCCGCGGATGATTTGCCCGTTTTAAATGCCCCAAAACAAGCAGAGTTGTCTGATAACTTACTTGCGAACGGTTTACATAATGCGGATTAAATTGTGTGTGATTTGACACAATTTAAAAGCCTGTATTTATGCGGGTTTCAGGACATCAACTATTCACTAAACATTAATTTAACGCATAGTTAAAACGAATTGTAGAAAATGAGCGGGAAATTGAAACAATTTAGAATTAAATCAAGATGGGATCCGGTACGCTGAGAGCTGCGAGACCGGGACCTAATGACCAGACGGGGGAGGGGGTCGCACGGGGCACCAGGCGCCAGCCGACTAAGCCCCCAAAATATCCCCAAAAACAAAAAAGCCCTACTGGCAACACAAATACATACTACACAAACGATGAAACAATAGCAGCAAAAAAATTAAAGACGGAGAAAGGCAGCTACCGGTTGTGCTGCGGCGGTCTGTAAAACCGTTCCCCTCGGGGTAAACACTGTAGGTTCAACTCCTACTTCTCCGACTCTGCTGAGAATATCGCTGACTGTTTGACAGTTGGTTTAGTGTTCCGGTGGACAAAGCAGGTGGCCGTATTATAAACACAGCGAATGGAAGTTATCGGCCTCAAATCAGGAACTTTTCGCACTGAGCCTGAAAAATATTGCCCAGATTTCCGGTTATGGCAAACCGGGTGAAACATGTCAAACGTGTTTCTAACAGCAAATAAGATTATGAGTTCAATTCTCATATGGGTACGTGATTCCAAATATTATTTTCTGGAATGTTGATAGCAGACACGATACATTTCATGCAGATCATAGCCGCAAAGGAGTGCAGCTTGCCAGTGGGCAGTCTGTCACGGTATTCAAGCAGATTCTGCAGAATCTTGGATATAACCCAGTTGAAGCTATGGAAAACACGATAAACTCTGAAAGATATGACTGCATAAGAGTGGAGGAAACGAAATAAATGTTTACAGATATCGCGGTTATGTATATTTTGTGGAGAATAGGGGCTTCGCCTTATTTAAGCCTTATGGTTATCATTTCCATGTTCCTGAAAGTGATGATATTCTTCGCTGGAGCGATTGCAAAAAAGACGGAGGAATATGACGAAATGGAGGATGGAAGCAATGACATTTAACGAGTACCAAAAAGAAGCAATGAGAACGGCGAGCGGTGTGTGCGCGGCTACTTCGGAAAACCTCATTCTCAACGGAGTAATGGGACTGAACGGAGAGGCCGGCGAAGCAATAGACATGGTGAAAAAGGCTACGTTCCAGGGACATGACCTCGATTACCTCCATCTTGCAAAGGAACTTGGCGATATTTTATGGTATATTGCGGTTACTGCGCAGGGAATTGGATACGATCTTGAAACAATAATGCAGATGAACGTCGAAAAACTACGCTCCAGGTATCCGGATGGGTTTGAAGCCGAAAAATCCATGCATCGAAAAGATGGTGATATCTAATGGAGATTTGCGGAAAGAAAATCAACGATGAATGCCAGTACTGCGGCAAGGTGCTTGAGTGCGAATTATTTAAAGACGGTCACGGTATCCGAAGAGAACGAATGAGAGTGTCAGAAATGGTGTGCTGCCAGCTGATACATCAGGAGGAAAGAGAACGTGGAAAAACCAATTGACAATGTAAACCACCCAAAACATTATACAAACCGAAAACATGAATGTATTGACGAAATGATTGCGATGTTCGGAAGAGAAGCTGTAATTGCCTTCTGCAAATGTAACGCATGGAAATACCGATACCGTGCTGGAAGTAAGGGGAACTACGAAGAAGATATGGAAAAATCCGATTGGTACGTCAACAAAGCGATGCAGCTATTAGGTGAAGAATGAAAGAGAAAGTCTTTACACCGGCTCAATACCGGCATTCTTCTTCGGGATTAAATCCCGATACGTTTTCATTCCCATTGTATGTCTACTCCACCTGCTAGCAAGAGCTGACAAAAGGGCGAGTCAAATCGCCCGGCAGGTATTGTTCGAGCATCTTCCCACTATGCTTGAGCGGCGGTATGTTTTGGACTAAGAATCGCATTTCTTACACGGTTCGATTCCGTGATACCGCAGAGGTTCGGTAGCTCCGAACTAGTGTGTTGATGGCGGATATCCACACGAAATAAAAAATGCGGTCAAGAATTACTCCCCGATTACCTTCTCCTCCGTTTGTTTAGGCGCGTAACCTTGACCGAAACGCACAAAGGCACTTAGCTCAGCTGGAAGAGCATCCGTCTTATACGCGGCTTGTCCTGGGTTCGAGCCCCAGAGTGCCCATTAAAAATGAATTCGAAACCGACAGTGTGTAGACGCTGCCGCTAACCTAGAAAAATTATAGGCAGGAGTTTAAAACACTTCTGCTTTTGAAAGTAGAGGTGTTTTTTTGTCTGAAAAATTGCAAAAAGCGCTAGAAAGCTACGAAAACTATATCAGGAATTATGGAATAACACTTGAAGTAATAAACGCTTATTCCGAGGCGGCGAGTATCGCAATCAATTCCGAAAAGAATGTTCCGCTTGGGTTAAAAATTACAAGGCGAGCAAAAGAAATTGCAGAAAAATACATACTTGAAAAGACAAACGGGACTGTGTGGGAGCTGGAAAAATATTCCTTTGAGAACGGAAATCCGTTCGACGTTTTGGAACTGTATTACGGGATATTGCTTCTGGAAGCGCAAAATAAGGTCGTAGACAGTTTTTTCCGGTATATCGAGAAAAATAGATTGCCTAAAGATAGGTTCTATATGCCACGCAGGAAACAGCTTAAAAAAATAGGTCTTGTGGATGCGCTGCAGGGAATGATTGATGATGAGTACGATATTTTATGCATAAGTTTGCCACCCGGAACCGGAAAAACGAGTTGCGAAAAATTTTTTGCAGCTGGCTTAATCGGGTGGTATCCGAAAGACTTTAATCTTTTTTATTCCCACAGCGGAGACATCACAAGAATGTTCTATGACGGCGTGCTTGATATTGTAACCAATGCGGACGAGTATACATGGGGGGAAATATTCCCGTCTCTTAGGGTTACAAGAACAGACGCAAAAATGGAACAGTTCAACATCGGGAAATACAAACCATTTCCGTCCATTCAATGCACGTCTGTTGGAAGCAAAAATGCAGGTAAAGTAAGAGCATCGAAGTTTTTACTTGTTGATGACATGATCGGTGGAATTGAAGAAGCGATGAACCCTGTAATACTAGACAAGCTTTGGAGCAAATACTCAGTAGATGCAAGACAAAGAAAAATACAGGATACGGACGGACGTAATTGCAAGGAAATACATATTGCTACAAGGTGGAGCGTGCATGACGTTATAGGACGGTTGCAAAACATGTACGAAGGCAATGACCGCGTAAAGGTAATTGCCGTGCCTGATGTCGATCCGGTAACAGGAGAAAGCAATTTTGATTATGAATTTTCCGGTTTTACAAAAGAGTTTTTCGAAGATCAGCAGCTCTTAATGGATGATGTATCTTACAGATGCTTATACAAACAGGAGCCGATTGAGCGAGAAGGTCTTGTATTCCCTGATGATAAAGTAAGGCGATATCTGAATTTACCGCATGGAGAACCGGAAATTATAACAGCACAGTGCGACACAAAGGGGAAAGGCACAGATTTTTTTGTAATGCCGGTATTGCAAAAATACGGAGAAGATTATTATTGTGTTGATTGCGTCTGCGACAATACAGCGGATTATGAAATGCAGTATGAAAATGCCGCAAATCTGCTTTTTAATAACAAGGTTCAGGAATGCGAATTTGAAAGAAATGCAGGCGGCGACAGAGTCGCTATGGAAGTGAATAAGCGTGTTGAAGGAATGGGGTGGGTTTGCAATATAACCGATACTCCAACCGAAACCAATAAAGAGGCTAGAATATTCCAATGTTCAAACTGGATCCTGCAGCACATCGTGTTCAAAGACAAAAGCATGTACTCACCGAAAGAACCATACGGAATAATGATGTCGTTACTAGAGAGGTATTCTGTGTCTGGTAAAAAGCAATTGGATGACGTGCCAGATGTATTTTCAAACTTTGCATTAAGAGTAACAAAAGGAGAAAGAGTCGCAAGAGTAGAAGCTGTAAGAAATCCGTTTAGGAGGTATTGATATATGCAAGCAAAAGAATATCTCGGTCAGGTAAGCAGAATTAACAGAATGATAAAAAATAAGGTTTCTGAGATTGCACAGCTGAAAGAGATTGCGATAAATATTTCTGCGATAGATACAGAAGAGAGGGTGCAAACTTCTCCGGACTTTGACAAAATAGGAAAAATGTTTGTCAGAATTGACGAAGAAGAAGATAAACTTAACAGTTTGATATTTGAATATATTGAGTTAAAGAATAAAATTATATCGCAGATTGAAGGAATTAAAGAAGAGACCTTCTATTGCGTATTGTTTTCTAGGTATGTCGAAAACAAAACATTTGAAAAAATAGCAATTGATATGCAATATTCATTCCGCCAGATAACGAGACTACACGGGAAAGCGTTATTGGCATTTGATAAAATGTATGGGGAAGAATATAAAAACATGTCCTAGAATGTCCTAATGTGAAAGTGCTATTATGTAAAATGAAAAGAAACAGTTAAGAGAAGCGTTGCGGATGCAGCGCTTTTTTTATTTCGGAGATTAAGGTTATGCATTCACAGTTTGTTTATTGCCCGAAATGCAAAAGAAGAGTTGCACGATACGACGGAAAATCAAAGATAAATATAATTGTGGAATGCAGGAAATGCAGGCGGCTTGTACTATTTCACGTAGACACCGGAATTACTGAGAATAAGCGTGTCCCAAAAAGAAATACAAGTTCTGGTACAACGATTTGGTAGGTGTTTAAATATGAACAGAATCGGATTTAACGATTTAGTGAACGGGGATTTTGGAAGAAAAATAGCGTACACGGACGCTACAGAAATAAATTCACAAAATGTTGTTGACATAATCGGAAATTGCATCGGATGTTTTTACAAAAACAAGCCTGCCATAAAATATCTCTGGAAGTATTACAAAGGAGATCAGCCGGTTCTTTACAGAACTAAAATATCAAATGAGGATATTATAAATAAAGTCGTAGAGAATCACGCATACGAAATTGTGCAGTTCAAGGTAGGGCAGACATACGGAGAACCGATACAGTTTATAAGCAGAAAAGACGACGAAAAAATAAATAAAGCGGTTGACGACCTGAACGACTTTATGGCAGATGCAAACAAGCAGGAAAAAGACGTAAAAGCGGGCGAGTGGCAGTCTGCAACCGGAACTTCATTCAAAGCGATTCAGCCGAAAAGCGGAGACGTACCATTCCGTATCGTAGCACCTAATCCTTTAAATACTTTTGTGATATACAGCAAAAGCACAGAGGAACCCATGCTTGCTGTTCAGGAATTAAAAGACGAAAATGGAAAATATTACAAGATGGCATTTTCCGATACGATGTCTTTTAAAGTAGTTGACAGCACAGTTGTAGAATCAAAGCTTCACACATACGGAGAAATACCGATTGTCGAATATCCAAACAATCACGAGAGGATATCGGACATAGAACTTGTTGTGTCTATTCTTGATGCGGTAAATACGATGCAGTCAAACCGTATGGACGGCGTTGAGCAGTTTATACAGTCGTTTGTAAAATTCGTAAACTGCGAAATAGACGCGGAACAGTTCGAAAAAATGAAAATGGAACATGCATTTGTAGTGAAGTCCATAAATAAGGATTTTAAGTCGGATGTAGACCTGATTACTCAAGAGCTTAATCAGACGCAATGCCAGGTTGCGAAAGACGACCTGTGGGATAATGCACTTTCCATCTTGGCAATACCAACAAAGCAGAGCAACACTGGCGGCGACACGCAGGGGGCGGTTCAGCTTCGCAACGGCTGGGACTTCTCGAAAACAAGAGCAAAATTAAAAGATCCAATTGTAAAAACAGCAGAAAAGAGATTAGCGGTTGTTGCGTTAAATGTACTCAGGATGGCTGGAATCGACCTGAAACTTTCCATCAGGGATTTTGATGTACAAATTAACCACAGCCCGCAGGACAATATGTATACGAAGTCGCAGACGCTCTACCAGCTGCTACAGTCTGGTATTCATCCACTTGTCGCGATTAAAACGGTTGGACTCTGGGGGGATTCCGAAAAAACATTCCTCTTGTCAAAACCGTATATCGATAATTTGTGGAAAACAATTTATGACTCAGCGGAAGAGGATGTTACAAAAAATGTAAATAACGATTCTGGAAAGGAGCCAGAGAATGAAGTATGAAAACGATGTCGTGCAGGACGGCGTGACGTATAAGGCCGGTGAAGACGTCCCCGACATGGGAAGCGTCATATGCACAAAATTTTCCGGCAATATCAGAAATTATGAAGGACTGCAAAAGGATCTCTCAAAGCTTCCTACATATGTCGCAACAGGAAGCTCCTGCTTAATGATTGACACGGGAAAGTTTTATAAGTTCGAAAAAACAACAAAAACTTGGTATGAATTATAGGAGTGATGCCGGAGAATGGAAGCAAACGAAGTATATGCAATACTAAAAAATCTAATAAAGAAGAATTCTGGAGCAACCGACGAACAGATTAAGCAGGCCGTGGAAGAATATCTTATTAAAAACCCCGTATCTGTAGAAACTGATAAGACCTTGTCAAAAAATGGAGTTCCGGCGGATTCAAAAGCCACAGGAGATGCGATAAAGAAAGCAGAAGAAAAGGTAAGCAGCACCATTGACGAAAGAATCATGGACGCATTTTTCGGATCAATGAGAAACGGAAAAGTTTACCAGACGGAGCTGTATTTAACAGAGACAAACCCAACATCGGGCGGTGTAAAAACGCTTGCCAACAAAGACAAGGTGTGTGAACCTTCAACTGATACTTTAGAAGGTCGAGACGACTATGAGGGTATCGGTATTTTTAACTGGTACAACTGCAATTACGTCACGGATGACTACGGGCGCAAGATCCCTACAGCAATTGAGGGATGGGGAAACGGATACAAAAACGACGGCACTGTTGACGTAGGAGTTATCGCAATGACTCCGTACTGGTCGGTTATTGAGAAAGATGGGAAGCATATCTGGACGTTATCGGACACGCAAAACGATGACTATGGGCTGATCCCATGGGAAACGGCGAGAAAAGAAGATGGAACTTACGCGTCCTATGTAATCCACAGCAAATACGTAAGCGGTATTGGAGCGGATGGTCTACTAAGATCATTCAAAAACTCAAAACCAGCAAGAAACCAGTGCTACAACAACATGATAGACAACTACCAAAAAAAAGGAAAAGGTTGCTGGGGAGCTGGAAAAGAAAGAGACATGTACGTTATTTTGTACGACGTAATCAAGTACGCTACAAAAAACGAACAGAAAACCTTCAAGGGAACAACGAACTACAATTTCCAGATTACGGCGTCGATAGAAAGAAGCACAAAAGAAACTTACTTTCCGGTTGCAAACAATCAGGCGGCGCAAATCATTGTTGGGGGTTACGTCTCTGTTGGATACGGAGCTAAAAACACAGATAACACGGTAACTAACGACAGGAGATACGCGACGATCCACCAGTATGCTGACGATGTTAAAGTGATGAGGATCGAAGATCTGGACGAAAACAACAAAGCTGTGTATCTGGACGTGGAGGATGGATTTACCACAATCCCCGTTACGTTGAGTGACGACGTAAATGCGCAGATAATTTTAACGTCGATGCACTGGCGGAGCGGCACGACAGACAAAGTAATCGGGAAACACGATGGATCAATGACATCCAACACGGATGGCAAGCATCCGTTTAGGGTAATGGGTCTGGAATGCTCGGTTGGCGGTTATGTCGTATACGCAGACTCGGTTATGATATTTAAAGAGGACTACAGCAAAGATGTATATATTGCGCCGAGAGGGGTTAAACATGTAAAAGACGAAGCGACGATCAAGAGCACCTACAAACCAATCGGCAATATCCCCGGAAACGAGGGAAATGATTTTTGGATTGGCGACATCGGCGTTGATGTGGAAACGTGCTCATGGTTTGCAAAGACCGTCGGAGCAAGCGATTCGCAAGGCTGGGGCGACAGATGCTCCGCTGGTGGCAAAAGCACATCTGGAACCAGAGAGGATCCTGGGCGCGGTTTTCTCGGGCTTGGGTCGGATGCCGGCTCTGTGTTCGTGTCTTGCTGGGCCGGGCTCGGCGGAGCGTACTGGGCGGACTGGCGCTCCCTCGGCTGCGATTAAAATTAGGTCGTCGGGGGGTGAATTTCCAAAGGAAAGAGGGGATCGCCCCTGATACGACCGGAACAATTAAAAGGACTTACGGCGCGCGCGGTAATCTCAGGAATGGGTCGAATGCTGGCTCTGTGTACGTGAATTGCAGGAACAGGCTCGACAGGGCGAACTGGAACTACCTCGGCTGAAATTGTTAATTTACAAACAAAAAATATTTGCGTCGTATTTCGCACTCGTAAAGAGTGTAGCCAAAAGGCTCTTGGGCAGATGCCCGAAATACTTTTTATAGACCTACTAAAACTTTCGCAAAGGAAGGAGTAAGGATAGGCAGGGAACGCCTGCTTGTCGGGGTTAGTAGTAAAAACCGAAAGCCCTTATAAAGACAATCGAAAAATGAAAACGTATTGTAAAAAGGTCGATATCACCGATAGAAATCTGATACAAAGAGCGGTGTATAAATGTCTCAAGAAGAAATACAAAAGAAACGATGTGCACAGGATGTTTGCAGAGTACACTGGACTTCCGGCAGATTTTATACGGAGAGTGCTGAACGAATTTGGTATAAAGGGACTGGAACCACTAGTAGAAATGGTAATCGACGGTGTACGTGAAGAAATTATCCAAAATAACATAAAATTTAAACCGATATGGTACAAGAATAAAATTGACGCGTCCAGTCAAAAGGTGCGGAGAATCGGAATTCAAAACATCAAACAGCAGATATATGACTATATCGCCGTAGAAGCTATGGGAGACATCCTGAAAAGAATTGGAGAATACCAATGCGCGGCGTTGAAAGGAAGAGGTCAATCATACGGGATTAAAGCGATAAAACGCTGGATGCGAAACAAGAATATCAGATACGCAGGAAAATGCGACATAAAAAAGTGCTATCCGTCGATAGACAGAAATAAGCTGTTGGAGTTTTTAGAGAAACGAATTAAAAACAAGCCACTACTTGGCTTGATAAGGCGCCTGGTAATGACGTTTGACACAGGATTGAGCATTGGATCGTATTTGAGCCAATATCTTTGTAACCTATTTTTATCTCAGGTATATCACACAGTAGCCGAAAAAATGTACCGTGTAAGAAAGAAAAGAAATGGAACAAAGAAGCGGATTAACCTTGTAAAGCACCAGCTGTTCTTCATGGACGATATGCTGATTCTTGGCACGAACGCAAGTGATATCCATAAAGCGATGGATATGATAATACAAAAGGCTAAAGAAATGGGCCTGGAAATCAAAGACAGCTGGTCGGTTTTTACAACAGTTAGCAAGAGCAAAGATGACGGACACTTTATCGACATCATGGGAGTGCGCATATACAGGCAACACACTACGATCAGGCGGCGCGTATTCCTACGTGTTCGCAGGGCGTACAAAAATGCGCTTGCACTTATAAAGCAAAGTAAGAATGTGCCGCTGTGGCTTGCAAGAAAGTGCATGTCATACAAAGGAATCCTAGACAACACAGAAAGCCATAATATAAAAAAGAAATACAATACAAGCAAAATAATACACATTTGCAAAGGAGTGATATCGCTTGAAAGCAAGGTTCGATTCAGAGCAGCCTAGCGTTAGGTGTGTTTCTGATTCCGGCAAAATATATATATTTATTGCCGTAAACGGGAAGTGGACAGAAACCGTGTATGATGAAACAAAAGATCCACAGACGGTGTGGGAATGCGACTACAGAGAAATCGTAACAAGAGAAGGAAGAATAGACCTAGAGAAAGTAAAAGAGAATCCAGGTAAATATCTGGATTGGGTGGATCAGGAAGAACGGAGCGCGGAAGAAAAAATTGCAGAACTACAGGAACAAAACAAAATGCTGACACAGTGCTTAATGGAAATGTCGGAGATTGTATATGCTTAAATGCTTAGAAAGGATGGTAATTATGATGGCTATGTTATGGGCGCAGGAAATTATGTCTCAGGAGACAATTGAAGAAGCAAAGAAAATGTATCAGAGATGTCCCAGACTGTTAAAGGAAAAGGTTAAGGCTATTCTGATAAACAGCGGGTTTGAAGAGATTACAGAATAAAGAAAATGGCGGAAATACGATTAAAAAATGACGAATTAAACGTCATTTCATATGATAAGTATTTCGGAGAAATGGACATTTCGGAAGAAGAAAAGGAAAAGCGCAAACAGCTTGCAAAAGAGCTGGAAGATGCTTTTTTTATTATGTTTTATCTTCTTACAGATTCAGATATCGAAAGCGTATACAAATATATTCAGGAAAAGTATTGCGAAATCTGCAGAAAATACATTTCTTCGAAAGAAACGCCAACGTACATTGTTACGTATTCCGCTTATATTACAAAGCAGATCATTGATTCTATAAAAGAAAATTTTGTTTATAACGCGGATACATGCAGATTGAAATCCATGAATATTGCAGCGAATGAAGCAAACGTAATTGGAAATTACATAAATCAAAAGGACGCGGTACGTCATGGTTTTAAGTACAAAATTTGGAAGACTAAAGAGGACAAAAAAGTCCGACATACACATGTAAAAGTGGACGGAAAAAAGATTGGAATATTCGATTCTTTTAAGATCGGAAATTCTGAAATGATGTTTCCGAAAGATTATTCACTTGGGGCGCACCCAGAGGAAATAGTAAACTGCCGGTGCGTAGTTAAATATGAAAGAAGTTAAAGCTGCCAATATGGCGGCTTTTCTTTTTATAAGCAGCTATGCGGTAAATAGCAAATAAAAACTTTGCAGGAACGACCTGCGGAAACAAAAATGTGAGTTATTGGAGGTTATTTTTTATGACAAGAGAACAGGTAATTAAGCTTTTCCCGGATGCGACAGACAATCAGATTACAGCACTTTTAAACCAGAACAATTCCGAGGTAGCAAGAGAAAAGGAGAAAGCTTCTGGCTATAAAGAAAAAGCGAGCAAGGCAGATGAGCTGCAAAAAAAAATCGACGAGCTTGAATCTGGAAATCTCTCCGAGATTGAAAAAGCAAACAAAGCCTTGGAAGAAGCGAATAAGCAGATTGCTGTTTTACAGAAAAACAATGCAATCAGAGATCAGAGAGAATCTGCTATGACGAATTTTAAAATTACGGCAGAGCAGGCAAAGACGGTCGTGAAAGACGACGGAAGTCTTGATTATTCTGAACTCGGGAAAATTATCTCCGAAAAAGAAACTGCGTCTGCGCAAGCAAAGGAACAGGAAATCGCAAAAACCGCAGCTGTTCCGAATGGTGGGTCAGCAGGCGGAAATAAAGAAAAAACAGCCGATGTTGAGAATGCAGAACTGATCTCCTTCGGAAATCAGGCGGCATCAGCAGAAGCACAGAATCATTATGTGATTTAAGGAGGTTAAAATGGGCAAACCAATCGAAAGGGATTTCACCCAGAAAAAAGGTATTTTAAAATTTTTCCCGTATGAAGGGGCGGCGTGCATCGTTCCGCAGACGATGGTATCAAGTCCGGATGGAAATGGTAATAAGATCGTAAAGGCGGGTACACCATTCCCTAGCAACGACAACAAATGCGTTGGATATCTGCTGGAGGACGTAGATGTAACGATGGGAGATGCTCCCGGAACTTATGTTTATCAGGGATCCATCGACAACAAAAAACTGACTGAAAATGGAGTAACTGTTGAGGCAACAGCAAAGGCTGCAACCCCGAGAGTTACTTTTTTTGACTAAAAAACAGGAGGAAATTAAGGATGGCATTACCTTTATCCGAAGCATTTACAGCCAGAAGTCTTGGCGTAATGTGGAATAATTACGAAAAAACACTTGGCTCCGCACCGTATCTCGGGAGACAGAAATTCGGAACAAGAAAACAGGATTCTCTGGAGCTGAGATTCATTAAGGGGAAAAGTGGACTTCCTGTATCCTTGAAAGCATCTAACTTTGATGCGCAGGCAGAACTGAGAGATGTTGGCGGGTTCTCCGACATCCAGAACGAAATGCCTTTTTACCGCGAATCCTATATGGTAACAGAAAAAGAAGAGCAGGAGTATGACAATTACAGAAGCGCAGAGAATACCAATCTTGCAAATCAGGTACTCCGTGAGATCAGCAAGAAGCCAATGATGCTTATCGAAGGCGCAATGGTTGTGCCGGAACGACAGATTTGGAATCTGTTGGCACCGTCGGACGGTGTACCGAAAATTCCTGTAACAATCGGGAGTAAGAGTTATACAGTAGAGTATACAAGCGACGGCGGAACAGCACATAAAGCAGATCACTTCGTGGATATTTCCGGCAGTGATACAGATAAATGGTCTGAAGCGGCAACTGCGACACCGTTGGATGACCTGATCGAAGAAAGAAGAACGTTTGCAAAGAAAACCGGCTATTCTCTGACACGATTCACAATGAACACGGAAACCTGGGAAATGGTTCTGAAGGCGGAGGATACAAAGAAACAGGTTCTTGGCATTACTGCTTATAACGGTGGAATCAGGCTGCAGCAGGCGCAGGTAACGGAATATCTGCGTGGATACGGAATTGAAATCGAGGTTTACGACAAGCTTTATGTAGACCCTGCAGATGGGAAGACAAAGTATTTTGTACCAACCGGTATTATTTCCGCACAGTCTGGCGGCGTTTACCTGGGAGATTATGTATTCGGAAAGACTCCGGAAGAAAGAAGCGGAAGTATTACAGACGGCAATCTGTCTATCGTAGAAACTGGTATTTCTGTGTACACATATGCGACCAACCATCCGATCAATACGCATTGCATAGTGTCAATGATCGGTCTTCCTACCTTTGAAGGAATGGACAGCGTTGTGGTTATGAAAGTCGCTTAGGAGGCTTAAATGATTGCTGAATACACAGTAAAGCGAAACGGAAAATGGTACAAAGCAGGTGAGTTTATTCCAGAAGCGGAAGTGTCTGCCTCTGGAATAAATCCAGAAAAATTCCGGAAAACAAAAACAGAAATAAACATGATGAAAGTCGACGATCTTAGAGCGCTCGCGAAGCAGTATGGAATTGAAAACGCAGATTCCATGACGGGAAGCGCGATAAAGGAACATTTTGTGAAGATTTTCGATTTGTAGGAGGGTTTTATGGCTTACTCAATATTGGAACAGGTAAAAATACGATTAAAGCAATTCCATATTGAAAGCGCAGAAAATTCTGACACAGTCGTGTTTGACAGCAAGGAGGACAACCCACTTCTTGAGCAGCTTATCGATCAGGTAAAACAGGAAATTGTTTCAAGGAAAATGTATCCAGATAGCTATACAGAAGAAAAAATAGAAATGGATATGAAAAAGTACGAAGGAAATATTGTGAATCTGGTTGTTTACGACCGTTCTCAGGCAGGAGAGTCATACATGGCATCTTATTCGGAGAATGGCGTAAGTAGGAGCTGGAAAGACAGAGAGGAGTTGTTTGCTGGTATTTATCCGTTTGTAAAAATCTTGTAATACATAGAAGATTGTGCGTTGCCTTATGGCAGCAGGCCGCACACATTGAGAGGTGGAGGGTAGTGTGCGAAATAAACATTATAAGGCGGTAAAAATGACGATAGCAAACATCATAAGCCTTGTTGCACTTTCTTTCTCGATTGTATTTAGCGTTTGTTCTATGATTTTTTCTATTCGTGGGGACAAACGAACAGACACAAAAGATATCGAAAGCAGAGCAAGGGAGAATGCAGAGTTAAATTGCAAACTCGATATCATAAGCAAGAACACGGCAGATATTAAATATGATATATCGGCCGTAAAAAAAGACGTGCAGGCACACGGCGAAAAAATCGTAGAGCTTGACGCGTCTGTAAAATCGGCGCATCACCGCATAGATGGTATCGAAACACGATTAAATAACAAGGAGGCAACACCATGAGCGAATACGGTATGAAGTGGATGAAGGCGGCTGCAGTGCGAGCTGTTAAAACATGCGCGCAGACAGCAGTTGCTACAATCGGAACGGCGGCAGTCATTGGAGACGTAAACTGGGTTATGGTAGCGTCTGCGTCAGTTCTCGCAGGATGCTTATCTATTTTGACAAGTATCGCCGGACTTCCGGAGATTAAAGAAGATGCTTGACATAAATAAACAAAAAATGTTGTATTCGCTTCCGAATGGAAGAGGACCCGTGTACGAATTGGACGAAAACGGGGACGTTAAATACATTGTCATTGATGGCGAATCCGTACCGGTTATTACAGGTGAAACAGAAACCGCATATGAAGAGCCGGTCAAATTTTTTGCGAATATAAGCAACAAGCTAAGCGAAGCGTTGATGAAAGAATTCGGGATAGACCAATCCACAAATTACGTGCAGATTGCGTCTGATAAAGGGAGGCTGCCTCTAACGGTTGGCAGCCTTGTTTGGAAAAAATCTTCTGTGGCGCATAAAAATCTTAGACCAGACCCAAAGTCCGCTGACTATAAAGTTATTGGAGTTGCAGACGAAGGATTGACGGTCGACTTGTTTTTGCTCCAAAAAAACGTTAAGTAGGTTTGACATGGCAAGACATAACATCACAATAGGGCTGTCCCCTAAATCGATTGATATTGCAATAAAAGAGCTCCGAAAATACAAGGAATATTTGCGAAAAAAAACAGATGAACTTGTAAAAGCATTGGCAGAGTCTGGAATACCAGTCATTGACGAAAACATGGGCGCGGCCAACTATACATATGACGAAAATGGGGTCAGAAGCGGTTCTGATACATCCCATTACAGTTATGTGAAAATGGAATCGTTCGGGGACGTCTCCCGTGCAAAACTTGTCGTAGAAGGAAAAGAACTTCTGTTTATCGAATTTGGGGCTGGCGTTTATTACAATGGGTCTGCAGGAGCAAGCCCACACCCTAAAGGTCAGGAGTTCGGCTTTCTGATAGGCTCTTATGGCGCAGGACATGGACAGCGAAAAGTCTGGGGGTATTACGATGATGATGGTCAATTGGTGTTAACGCATGGCGTGGAAGCAACTATGCCCGTTTTAAAAGCGAGTCAGGAAATTATCGAAAACTATGTTTCGGTCGCAAGGAAGGTGTTTGGAAATGGATAATAACAACATGTGGGCAATGGATTTTGAAACCACAATATTTACCATGTTTTCATTTTTTCTGAGAAAGCACTTTTCTGAGAAATACCCAGACATGAACATTACACAGGACGAGGAACAAGACGGAAATCCGATTTTCCCGACAATTTTGCTTCGCCAGATGCCAATGTCGGAAACCGGAAAAGACATCGAAGGGACTTCGATCAATGCAATTCGCACAACAATGCAGGTAAATATTACGTACAAAGGGAAAAAGCAGAATTTGAAAGAACTTACTTCTTATTCTGTTTTATTTTTTAAAAAATATGGATTTGAAATATCGAACGTTTTTTACAGTGTTTCAAACGATATAAGAGCTTCCACTTTTCGAGCAAAAAGAATTGTTGGAGCAAGTGACATTTTGAATTAAGAGCTGAAAAGCTCTTATTTTTTTGACAAAAAGGAGGTAACTTATGGAAGCTGGAATTTCCACGCTTGGGATTACATTCGGTTACGGGACAGAGACGACAGCTGGTGAAAAGCCAACAACATTTACTCAGTTGCATCGAATAAATGCAATAGGCGGCATTACAATCGAAAACGAGCAGATTGATGCATCGGCTGTAGAAGACCTTGTATCGAGATACGTCAGAGGACGTGGCGATACAGGCGGTTCCTTCCCTGTGACTGTCAACTTTACATCAGAAACAAAAGAAGAATGGAGCAGCGTTATCACTGCTTACAATGCACTTAACGGCGGAAAACGCATGTGGTTCGAGACCATTATCCCAGGATTTGACGATGCGTTTTTTGTAGTTGCAGAACCGCCGACAGCTATTCCCGCTCCGGAGATTGCTCAGAACGAGCTGCTTACCGTGGAAATGGGATTGACAATTGAAGAGTACAAAGGAATGGAAACAAAGGTTGCATTCGCATAAGAACTTGACGGGGCGCTTGCCCCGTCTTTTTTTGAAAGGTAATAAAAAATGAAAACATTTAAAATTAACAACAAAATTTATTCACCGGTTCCGTTTGATTTCAATTTTATTTGCGATCTGGAAGACATGGGGGTCTCTCTTGAGAGAGCAGGTGAAAAACCTATGTCTATGTTAAGAGCATATTTCGCAAAGTGCACCGGAAGGGGTACGGAGTTCGCCGGAAAAGAAATGGAAGCCCATATGATTAACGGTGGAAGCCTTAAGGATATCATGGACGTTATGGCAGAGGAAATGAAAAAATCTGATTTTTTTCGCAGCCTCAGCCAGAGCCAGGAAACGAACGATCAGGCGGGCTAAATCAAAAATTTCAAAACGGGAAAAAGTACAATTCACAAAGAGAACGTTTTGAAAAAGAGTGGTTCCCAATAGCATACTCTATGGGCGTTTCATGGAATGATTTTTGGAAAATGAACCCTAGAATTATCAAGGCTATCTCAAACGGGTACAACGAAAAACTAAAACGGCAGGACTACATGTTGTGGCTGAATAATCAGTACACATTGTCTGCTGTTTACACTGCCTTAGACCACTTGCTGAATGGGAAAAAGGCAAAATCGGAATATTTTAAAAGCCCAATAATAGAAGAGACTTTAAAAAGAAAACAACTAAACGAAGATGACTTGCAGAAGCAGCGAGAATTGTTTGTTGCAAAACTTGAAACAATGAAAGCGAACTTCGAAATTG